AATCCAGGCGTATTTATTAGGCGAAACGGATATTTCCCCCCCGTTGTCCTGCTGGGAAAAACATTAATCAACCTCTCTTGCCCTGAGATATTCTGTTGGGCGGTATTTGCCACCAAAGGAACTTCAATTTGATCTCCGTGAATACCCATCCGTTACGGTCCTTGCTCAATTATATAGGTGCCTATGCCTTTACGCTGAGTAGTAATCGCTCGATCCATACCGAGAACCAGCTTACGGTAATTAGACCGCTTCAGCCATCGCTTACCTTCCACAGCAACAATGGCAATAGTGGGCGATACCTGCTTGCCCCACTCATCAGAAAGATCAATTGCAAGGTTATACTCAAGCGCCCTCTGGTAGCCCGGAGGCAGGTTGATAACCTCCGTTAGGTCTGCGGCAGGAAGAATCTCAGAAAGAGGCTGTATCACCTCAAGGTGAAGCTCTTCATCAGCATACGGCACAGACTCAAACAGAAGTTCGTTGAGTGGCCACCCCTGACGAATCCAAAAGCGTGATGGGCGAGAGCCATTGGTCTTTTGACTGATACGGGAGAATGTATTCGTATCGATGATCTCCAAGATGTAATCGGTGCCGTACAGATCGCGAATAAAGGCAGCAATGATGCGCTCAGGCCGTGCCGTCTCAATGTGGGTAACCGGAAGAGGTACAGGCTTAGGTTCTGGATAGATGCCTATCGTGTACTCTGAAGCGCCAGACGAAAGCGGGTGCGTTACAACGCCAACAACGGGGACAAGTAGCGTTTCAAGGGACCACGCAGAAACCATATCCCTAAATGTCTCGAGAGCGTCATCGCCTTCATCTGCTGGAAGAGGTTCCCCCGCCGCCAAAACACCTATTTTACGCATAGATGAGCGAATGATATCGCCGACTGTTTTGGACATGATTTAAACCCGGATTTTATGCCTCACGAGCAATAGCTTCGGAGATTTTGTCAATCATTGCTTCATTTTTGAAGTTTAAGCGAAGGCCCAGTGAGTACCGACAACCAAGATTCAACAGTTCATCCTTCTTGAGACTTTTAGGGTCTTTCTTAAATCGGTCTATCAAGAAAGCAATCTCTTCTCCAGTAAAATCGGTCAGCTTCAGTCCACGGCGATTAGCCTCTGCGGCAATCTCGTCGTCATCAAAAAGAAGGAGTTCGGGTTTTCCGGCACCTGCCTGCTCTTTTCCTACGCCCGTCTCTTCAGGAAATTGAAAACTTTCTGGCGAGAAACTTTCTGGCGAGTCTTTCCAGCCGTCCTGTTTATAACTCTCAATTTCTTTTTCCGAAAGTTTAAATATCTTGCCTTCTGGATTATCTTCATTGAAGAGATAGATTCTGTATTTCTTGCTCATAATAAGCCTATTATCTGTTTATCAATAGATGAGTGTTATACCAAGAGCCAGCCTGGTATAACACTAAAGGACTCTTTGGTACTTAATGCCTACTAGGCAACAGCACCCCACAAGCGCATGGCCAGTTCCCCATAAACGATATCGGCGCCATAGACGGTATCAATACGGTGAATCTCGGTCTGCTCGTTAATGTCATACGCGCCAGTAACCGTTAAAGACAATCCGGTTACGGGATCAGCCGCGCGAGACTTGATGACGGCTGATTGTGGCAGTTCCAGGTCGATCATGGCCAGCGCAATCGCATCACGATGGAACAGATAGTTCTGTTCGTACGTGGTGTTGGCCGATCCCATCACAGAGACCGGAGCGTTATCAGCAGGCAATGCTGTAACATTCTGATACGCTTCGAGACTCACCGGATCACCAGAGGGGTTGGTGGTGGTAGCCGTACCATCATTCAAGGCCGGTGAAATGGGAATGGTGGCCAAGCCCCCGGCATCAGAGTCAACGTCGGCAGTAACGACAAATTCCTGGAGCAGACCAGTAGTTGTATAGTTCTGTGGGTTCACACCATACACGCCATTGAATGTGATAACGTCACCCGTCAGCAGCAATCCAGTAGTGGAAGCCGACCATCCGTCCGTTGTCACAGTGCTGCCATTGGTGATGGTACCCGCTACAAGAGGCGTACCGCCGTGGTCACCAACCGTGTGTTTGGGTAGGTTTTGTGACTCATAGATGGCGTAGTTCGAAACGGCCCCTTTGTAACCCCTCTTGTAGGCCTCCTCAACCATCTTCTCCTTGAACAGCTTGGTCACCTCATCCGACAGAGCCGCACAGGTGAACGGATCAATCACAGCGTTTCGCATATTGTCATTGGGAACAGCGTAAACGGTCTGTTTTGCTCCAGCATTCGCGAAATCGATAAACTTGCTGGGGCGGACACCCGGCGTACCAGAACTGTGGAAGGCCTTCTTCATCGTCATCAGGATGTTGTGGTCGATTTTGTTGGCGATCTGGACCATGCCGCTCTTCAGATAGCGCTGGGAAAACTGCATGATATCCAGCGTTTTGTCTTTCACCGTGTACTCAAGACCGACGTGATGTTGATAGTCGATCTTGAATGGAATGGTCTGGTCTACCAACGGCTGCTTGACCAGAGTCCGGCCATCAACCGCTTTGACACGATACGGGAGCTTCAGACGAATGGTGTCGCCCACTTTCCCGAATGTCTTTTCGTAGTTGCGGTAGACCAGCTTCGCGGTTACCAGATTGTTCTTCAGAAGACGTAATGCTTCTTTGGCAATTACGTCATCGGTTAATATATTGTTGTCTTGTACAGCCATGAGTATCTCCTAATTAAAATTACCAGTCTTTGCTATTCTTCTCACGCTTATTCATCTTGGTCTCATACTCAGAAAATGTCATATCCTGAATAGACTTTTCTTGTGCATCAGAACCACGAACAGGCGTGATCGGATCAGCTGCTTTGGTTGTTTTCTCCGGTTTTGGCAGCATAACTGTTGCCAAATCCAACTTTGCTATTTCTCGCATCTGCTGTACGGGTGATTTATTGGCTATTTGATCGGCGATATCTTTGTTTTTTCCGAGATGATACATTACCTTTACGGGGTTATCACATTCGGCCAGCGCCTCTAACATTTCGCCTGTAATCGATAATTCTGGATTCAGAGCAATGGATTCAAAATCAGAATACTTCTCTGCGTCGTGCTTAACTCTCTCTCTCAGCACGGCCATAGCGGTACGCTGCGCGTCCGTCAATTTGACAGTGTCACTAGCGACTTTATCCTCTGCTTTCTTTGGTTCGGCCTGTTTCGGAAGGTCAAACTTGTCCAGTGCAGTCAGATATTCGTCATAGGTGTCAAAATCACTTTCTACAGGCTCTTTAGCCTGTCCTGACTTTTGTTCATTTTTCTTGTCCAGTGCAGCGAGTTTCTTTTCAGCGGCTTCAGCACGCCGTTTCGCATCTTCCCGCTCACGTACAACTGCGTCGATGCGTTTTTGAACACGGTTCTGCTTCTTTGCCTTCTGCTTTTCAGCTTCTTGCTTTTCAGCTTTTCCGTCTTCTGCGGTGGCGTTCTCACCGGGTTTCTTTTCCGATTCTTCAGCTTTCTCTTTTTCGTCTGCGTCCGATGGCTTCACTGCCTTTCCGTCGTCACCGCCTGCATCAGCCGGAACGATTGGTATATCAGAGGTGGTTATAATAAAGTCTTCTGTTTCGTTTTTTTCTTCAGTCATTGCATATCCTTTGGATACGGATTTTAGCCCTATGTGTCTCACAGGTAAGATGTAAGCAAATCCTACATCTAAATGCCTATAGATGCACGGATTATCTACAAAGACGGCAACGCGTTTTGAGTTATACTTCTCTGATTGTTGCGGTCCAACAAAGATCGACTGTTACAGCGGCAGTCCAATTTGACCCGAGTTCATTTTTCAAAAGTGGGATTATGTTTTCCTTGTCCGCAACGCTGGCGGCTACGATCCCGTATTCCGCACCAATCGCGCCTCGATTAGTGCGGGCCATAGAAACATGGGGGGTCCTTGGAAATATCCAAGGAAAGTTTTTTGACGTGCCCATGGTTACACTTTCTCCTGTATTTGTAGTGACCGTTTCAATTCCTGAAAGAACTGGCATGCGATGAGGAAAATACAGGTAGTGGCTCCCGTTATGGAAAACAAGTTTCTTTCCTATGAAATTAGTAGCGATATTGTCAATGATAATATAATTGCTATCTGCTGTTCCACTTACAAGGTCGGTTCTTAATATCTCCGCAAAATTATTAACATCAAGATCGATATCTACAATTTTGAATGAAACCTTTTTGGTAGTCCCTCGGTTCCTGTAGTAAATAAGAATTGTGTTAGATCCCAGCGTGTCTCCATTCCACTTCCCACCAGAGACCTCAAAATGGCAATCGTAGACAGTGTCAGATGTAATTACGTTAGTTACCCCACCAATATCAATGACTCCCTGTCCTATCAAATCCAGCGGGTTTCCCATGACGAAAACATCGCAACCTCGAAGATAGTGGTGGCCGCCCAAAATCTCAGAAGAGGTGATAATCAGCCCCTTGTCGGTTGGGTGTATCCGGCAATTTACATACCCATTATCTTTCCCCCCCCATTTCGCACCGCCAAAAATATTGCAATTCACATACTGGCTGTCTTCAATATTTCCATGAAAGTCTGCATTGTGAGTGTATTTCGATTCGTTTT